GGGGCTAGAGGTCTGCTGGCTGGCTGCCATACGTCCCCAAAACCGCCACCCCCGGTCTAAGTCAAAGTGGTGAGGGGCGGTGCGAATAGCGATGGAATAAAGCGCCCCTTTAACGACATTCCCTGCACAACCCCGCCCAAGCGACTATGCTGGTTCTATGATGACGATAGCAGAACCAGCGCTGGCGCGGACGAAACAGGGCCCCCATTGGGAGGGAAGGTGGAGGTGGTGGTATTCGAGCATTGCGGATCATATGATTAGGAATCCGGGGACTACGTTCACGGAGATCGCGGCGGCGTTGAATAAGAATCCAAATACGATATCCGCGATCACAGGGACGGATATGTTTCGGGAATATCTCGCCCGGAGGAAACAGGAGTTCCAGCGCGAGCACGATTATGCGATTCGGGCGAAGCTGACAGGGGTCGCGGAGGCGAGCCTCGATATTATGTTGTCGCAGCTTCAGAAGAAGGGCGAGCAGATTCCGATGCAGAGGCTTGAGAATGTTGTAAGCATGACGCTCGACCGGCTCGGTTACGCGCCCGCTTCAACCCCGAGCGTGGTTGTCAATAACAATACTGATGCCCGGACGCAAACGGTTGCGATCCAGGGGCTTACGCCCCTCGCGCTCGAAGAAGCCCGGCAAGCCCTTCGCTTAGCAGAGTTACGACACTCAGGATCTTCGCTTTCGATGTCCGCACCACTTGACCCCGTGGACATTGAGAGCCCGGGAGCGGAGTCCCCGACGGCGGTTGTCCCACCGCTGGAAGGGTAGTGTAGCGTTGTGACGGCAGGCACAACGATAGCTCCGCTCCCGCCGCGTTCCCTGCCGAAGGCGGAGACAAGGCGCAAACACTCTAATGGAGGGAAGCGATGACGGTAGTTCAGGTTGATGTGAAGAAGGAGAACGCGAACGATCCTGTGGCTGGGAGGTTTATTATCGAGCACCGGGCCGCCGAGGGCGCGGCGTGGGTAGCCTCGCGCCCCGTTCCCATTCACTCGAAGAAGCAGGAGCGGAAAGAATTCTTCCTCGCGCCGAACACAAGGCTCATCGTCGAGGGCGAAGACGTTACCGTGCCCGTTTACGTTAAAGAGCAAAACGCGGCGATGAGTCTCGCGTCGGCCGCCGGGTACGCGGGAGTTGAGCTTCCAGTCCTCGACTCCATCGCCCCCGCTACCGCCGCGATCGGGAGCGCCGACACTTCTGTAACGGCGACCGGGAGCGGCTTTACCGACACGAGCACTATCGTATTTAATGGCGCGGCGCTCCCGACTACGTTCGGCTCCGCAACCTCCCTCTCCGCAACCATAAGCCCCGCTGGCGCGGTCGAGGGCGCCGTGCCCGTGCTCGTCCAAACGGGCCCGTTCCCAAGCGAGAGCGTGGAGTTTACCTTCACCGCCGCGACGGGCGGCGCGACCTCCACCTCCACCTCCACCTCCGCGCACGCGCCCGCCTCGTCGGCCGCGCTCTCCGCCTCTGCGCCGATGCCGAAGAAGAAAGATGAAGATGACCATCCTAAGCACGCCCCAACAAAGAAGTAACTTCCTCCTCTACAAGAGGACCCGACTATGGTTACTCTGCTCATCTATCTCGTCGTCCTCGTAATCGTCTGCATCTTTCTCTACTGGCTTCTAAACCAGATCCCTCTCCCGCCCCCGCTCCAACAGATCGCCACTATAGTCTTGGTGGCGATCGGAGTTATCATCTTGATTGGAATCTTGTTGCAGTTTGCTGGTGGAGGTGGGCTTCATATACCCAGCGTCCGATAGCGCTATGACAGAACTAAAGTCATGGATGAAAGAGAACTCAACTCTCGTTTACTTTCTCATAGCGCAAGCGCTCTTCGTTTTAAGTTTAACGTTCTCCGGCTGGGGCTACATGGTGCGGCTTGAATCCCGGGTGAATACTCTCGAAGTTCGGGGCTCGCCGCACCTCGACGACATCAACACCCGCCTAACAGTGTTGGAGGGATCGACGAAGAAAAACGAACACTCGATAGAGAGGATAGTTGACGTGATGACGAAAGAGCTTCACATCTCGCCCAAAGCGATAGAGCGATGACGCCCGCGCCGCCTCAAGCCTCCGTCACCCTAACCGTAGCGGAGTTGGTTAAGCTCGGCGCGGTGGATAGTGAGTTCTACGCCCGCACGTTCTTCCCGCAGACGTTCCGCCAAACCTCGCCCGCTTTCGCGAAAGAAATGTGGTCGCCACTCGAAGACCCCGCCGCGCGGCTTGTGAATCTTGTGTGCTTTCGCGGCTCGACCAAAACCACCCGCCTCCGCACCTTCGCCTCGAAAAGGATCGCATATGGCATCTCCCGCACCGTCTTATATGTTGGTGCTTCCGAAAGGGACGCCATTAGAAGTGTTCAATGGCTTCGAACGCAAGTTGAACGAAACCATCTCTGGCGCTCCGCCTTCAATCTCCACCCCGGGCGGAAGTGGGAAGAAACTCAGATCGAAATTGAGCATAAGGGTTTCGGACATACAATATGGGTTCTCGCCGCCGGAATCACCGGGAGCTTGCGCGGAATTAACTTTGACGATTACCGTCCCGACCTTATTATTGTCGACGATCCTCAGACCGATGAAACGGCCGCAACTGAGGAGCAGCGTAACAAGATTGCGGACCTTATTCTCGGAGCGGTCAAAAACTCGCTCGCCCCCGTGACGGAGGAGCCAAACGCGAAGCTCGCTATGGCCATCACGCCGCAGCACAAAGAGGACGTTTCCCAACAGGCTCTCAAGGACACGCAATGGACCTCCCGCGTCGTCCCCTGTTGGACCTACAAGACGATGGATCTTGAGGTCGAGAAACAACTCTCAGCTTGGGAGGAGAGGTTCCCAACCCGCGCGCTCCGCGACGACAAGAAGGCCTCGATACAGCGGAACAAACTTTCAATCTTTATGCGGGAGATGGAATGTCGTCTCATCTCGCCTGAGAGCGCGTCGTTTCAACATCCGTGGCTAAACATCCGCCAGCCCGGCATCAAACCGCAGGGCTGTTACGCAGTTCTAGGCATCGACCCCGTGCCGCCTCCGTCAGACCGGGCGATGGCGAAGGGCCTTCAGGGCAAAGATTACGAGTGCCATTATGTCTGGGGGCGACATAACGGGGAGTATCATCTTCTCGATTGCGATCGCAGTCGCGGGCACGAGCCCTCATGGACCGTTGCGACGGCGTTTCGTCTCGCGCGCCAGTATCGAGTCTCGCGGATCGTGGTAGACGCGGTCGCGTATCAGAGGGTTTTAAAATGGTTGCTCGACCAAGAGATGAAGCGGCGCGGAGTGTACTACACCGTGCTGCCCGTCGACGACAAGATGTCAAAGTTCGCCCGCATAACGAACGTGATCGGGGGGTTGGCGTCCCAGGGTCTGTTGTGGATCGGAGCCGAGCACTCACACTTTATCGAACAATACAGCTCCTATGGACCAATCTACGGGGGCGTCGATGACGACCTCGATGCTTCTGCGCTCGCGCTCCAAGATCTCTCGAACCCCTTCCTCGAGCGGGGTATGAGTCTCGACGCGCTGTACGATGATTCGAATGTCGATCGGTTTGAGCTTGTTAGAGGATGCCCCTAAATGGCGACGTCATACAGCCTCAATATCCCTAAGGACTCGCCGCTTCACAAAAAGCTGCTCAAAAAGATCGAGTCGCGCGTGCTCCTCGCAACCCAGGAGCAAGAAAACCAGCACGCGACGTGGAGGAAGGCGGAGAACGCTACGCTCGCATTTATGCCGGAGAGCGAAGCCGACGCGCTGCGGCGTAATTCGCGGGACGTTCAGGGCGAGCCCCGTTACACAACGATCCAAATCCCCTACACCTACGCGGTTCTGATGTCCGCCCACACCTACTGGACCAGTGTGTTCTTCGCTCGGAGCCCGGTGCACCAATTCGCGGGCCGTCATGGCGAAGGCGAAATGCAAGTCCAAGCAATGGAGGCGCTGATTGGATATCAGGTTGAGGTTGGAGGTATGATGGGGCCATACTATATCTGGCTGTATGACGCCGGCAAATATGGGATGGGCGTGCTGGGAAGTTATTGGTGCCGGGAGAAACTCCACTATGGTCAATTGGTCGAGATGGACGATCCGGCTACTGGCGCCACTGGGCTATACCAGACAACGCAGGAAATCGAAGGTTATCAAGGGAATCGTGTTTACAACATTAGTCCTTGGGATTTTATTACTGATCCTCGCGTGCCCGTGAAGAATTTCCAGCAGGGCGAATTTTGTGCCTCGCGGTGTCGGCTCGGATGGAACCATATCCTTCAACGCAAAGACCAAGGGTATTATAATGATAATGTTAAGTATCTAAAAGAACATGTTACGGAGGATCGGAACTTTAATCTCAACTCTTCTGCGCTCGAGCGCCCGATGTTCACGCGGTCGCTCTACGAGGACGAGACGGAGGAGACTAAACACCCGGCGGGCGCAGTGTTTTGGGAGTTCTATGTCGAGCTTATTCCGAGCGAATGGGGCGTGGGGACGACGAATTATCCACAAAAATGGTGCTTTACTGTAACAGATGACTTTGGGCTTGTTGTCGGGGCCTCGCCCCTCGGCCAAATCCACTGCAAGTTTCCGTTCGATGTTCTCGAATCTGAAGTTGAAGGCTACGGCACGTATACGCGGGGCACGCCCCAGATTCTCGAGCCCGTTCAGCAGACGATCGATTGGCTCGTTAACACGCATTTCTTCAACGTAAGAGCGTCGCTTAATAACCAATTTATTGTTGATCCGTCGAAGATTGTTATGAAGGATGCGTCGAAGCCCGGGCCCGGTTTCATCTGGCGTCTGCGGCCCGAAGCCTATGGCACCGATCTCGATAAAATTTTCAAACAGGTTCCCGTGAACGACGTGACTCGGGCGCATATGTCGGATTTCCAATCGATGATGGGGCTCGGGGAACGCATAACGGGGGTAAATGACCAGATTATGGGCGCGCTCCAAACCGGCACGGCGCGCAAGACCGCAACGGAGGTACGAACAACTACAAGCTTCGGCGTCAATCGCCAAAAGACAATCACCGAATATATGTCCGCTACAGGCTTTGCGCCGCACGCCCAGAAGCTTGTGCAAAGCTCACAACAATTCTACGATACCGAAGCAAAGCTGCGCCGCGTGGGGAGTTTTGCACTCGAAGCCGGGCAGGAGTTCCTAAATGTCTCGCCGGAGGATATTCAGGGGTTCTTCGACCTCGTGCCGGTTGACGGCACGTTGCCAATCGACCGGATGGCGCAAGCGAACCTGTGGAAGGAGATTATGGCCGGGGTGCGAATGATGCCCCCGCAAGTCGCGATGTCGTATGACTGGACGCGGATCTTTGCGTGGACGGCGCAGCTCGCCGGCCTCCGCAACATCAACCAATTTAAGGTCCAAGTTGTGCCCGACCAACAGCTCGCGGCGCAAGCGCAGCAGGGGAATGTGATTCCTATGCGCCCTCCGGGCGCAAGCGGGGCGTTACCGCCCTCGGGCGCGGCCCCGGGGAACGCCGCGTCTACGGCGGCGGGCCTCAACGCTCTCCCGGACCAAGGCATGGAGGTCCCAAGTGGACCCGCATACTAGGCTCTTAGATGAGCTTCAGAAAGTCTCGCGGGAGGCGCGAAAGATCGACCGCGAACGCGCCGATCTATTTACGGTCCTTCTTCGCCATCCCGCATGGTTGGCGTATGTTGAGCTTCTTGACTCCCAAATCCAAGCGCGGGCGGATATTGTTCTCGCCCCTTCGGGAAGTGTTGATGGCGCCATTGTTCAGGAATATGTTAAGGGCGCGATGAGCGGCCTTATCCTAGCACGCGATCTGCCATCAACTATCATAGCGGATATGAAATCCGCAACATCTAGCGGAGATACGGAATGAACTTTCCTCAACCTCTTTATGGCCCAGATTCTGGCGGAAGTGGAGCCGCTGCCTCCTCCCCATCCAGCGGTGGCGCATCCTCGTCTGCTCCCGCCAGTTCCCCTTCTCCCTCACCATCTACCTCCCCGTCGGATGGGGGAGGAGGGGATTCCGCAGCTCCCTCACTTCCGAGCGAAAGCGGGGGCGAGAGTGAACAGTTAGATTTCTCTTCTATCTTCGGCGACGGAGATAGCGAAGACGGAACGTCGGCACCCGCCCCGACTCCGGTAAAGGCTCCCCCGAAGTCTCCGACTGCGAAAGTCGAAGCACCGAAGGCGGTGTCTGAGCCGAGCGAAGCGAGTCCTCCGACCCCGGCTCCTACGGAACCTACCTCAGCGGCGCAGCCGCAACTCGATCCGTATGACCCGGGCGCGATCGCTCAAGTTCTATCGATGAACGAGGGCGTTGCGATCCAGCACGTAGCCGACACGATATTCAAGTTGTCGAACGAGGAAATTGAGGCTCTCGAAAACGATACTGTTAGTGCGATCCCGAGGCTCCTTGCTAAAGGCTTGGTAAAGGGGCAGATGAACATGCTTCAACAACTTAGCCGCTTGATTCCGGCTATGATTTCGAAGCATGGTGAGGTTACACAACGGCATTCGCAGAACGAAAGCAGGTTCTATGCGCGCTGGCCTGAGATTCGGGCTGACACGCACGGCCCGCTCGTTTTAAAGTATGGCGCGGTGTATCGTCAAATGCACCCGGACGCTTCGTTGGAGACTATGATCGAGGACCTGGGTCCTATGGTCATGATGGCCGCGAAGATTCCGCCGGGACAACCACAACCGCCTGCGGCGGCGGTGCGCGCTAATGGTCGAAAGGCTCAACCATCGCCCTTCATGCCCGCGGGAGCGGTTGCGGCCGGGGCGGTTCCTCAACATGGCCAAGAATTATCGGCTATAGAGTCGATGTTCTTGCTAGACGAGTAAGGAGATCTCACTATGTCAGGCGTGGCTGGAATCAGAGGTACCGGAGATTGGGGCGTCGATGAACGACCCAAAAACTTCCGCGAAGGCATTCTGCGCTTTAACCCGAACGGCACCGCGCCCATTTTCGCGATGTCGTCTAAGGCGGCGAAGAAGAAGGTAGACGATCCCGAGTTTTCATGGTGGTGTGAGGGGAATGTGCTGATTCGCCTTCAAGTAAACGGGGCGATGGCCGCGACCGACACGCTCGTTACCGTGGATACTCTCGACCCCACAATCACGACCCTAGGGGCAAACCTCGGGACGGCGACGAACCTGAAGCCCGGCGACATACTTCTCGTGGAGCCGGTGGCGGAAGCGGCGCCGGGGACGTTCAATCACGAGCTTCTGGAGGTCGATAACGTCCTTTCGGACACGCAGTTTACGGTAAGGAGGGGCGCGGGCAATACAACCGCCGCCTCGATCGCTAACGACCAGTGGGTAACTGTTATTGGGTCGGCATACGCGGAAGGTACGGGCGTGCCCCGTGCTGTATCGCGAAACCCGATCAAAAATAACAACTATATTCAAATCTTCAAAGACACCTATGAACTCACTGGAACGGCCGACAAAACAACCACCCGCACTAGTAACAACTATAGTGAGGATAAAAAGCGGAAGATGTTCAAGCACTCCGAAGATATCGAGTTCTCGATCCTCTTCGGCCGCAAAGCGGAGACGACCGGCGATAACGGGAAGCCAAAGCGCTTTATGGGCGGGCTTCGCGAGTTCATCCCCGTTAGCAATACTACTATCTTCCCCAATACCGGGATGGCGGCCGGGCTCCCGAACGCTCTCCTCGACGCGCTTGCGCCCGCTTTTAACTTCACAACCTCAGGCTCGGGCGACACAAGGATGATGTTTGCGGGAAACCAGGCCCTCATCGAGATGTCGAAGGTGTTTGCGGCGAAGGTCGTGTTTAACGTGACCAACGTCGTTAAGGTCTACGGGATGGATTTCCAGGAATTCCTGATCCCCAACGGGCGGGTTCTGATGAAATCGCACCCGTTGCTCTCGCTCCACGGTCTTTATAAGAGAAGCGCGTTCGTGGTCGACTTCGCAGCCCTCAAATACGTAACGATGACGGGGCGCCCGGACGGCACGGCGAAAGACGATGTTCAGGCTGACGACGAAGACGTCCGGCGTGGGTATTGGCAGAGTGATGCGAGCCTGATGGTCGACTACGGTGGACTGTCGATGGCGTATTTGGGCAACATCAACTCGAACACGTAAGGGAGGCTCAAATGCGTACGAACCTTGACGACAACAAAACCTACGGGCTCCGCTTAGGACCGAAGACTGTGTTTGAGAGCACGACTACGGTGGCGGCGACGTCGCTCTCGGCGGCATCGCCTCCGATGGTGTTTTTGGGAGCCGCGGGCGCGGTTAATCTTCCCCCGTCTGATCCTGCGGTCGCGGCGGCGTCGCCGAAGGGTCAGGTGTTCATCTTCGCCAACCTCACCGCCGGTGCGATTGCGGTGCAGACGAGCGCGGGTGGGGCGTTTACGACCGCGATAAGCGTGGGTGCGAACGCTTCCGCCCGGGTGGTGTGTACGGGAAGCCCGACGGCGGGCCTTGGTTGGGTGATTTGGTAGCGTCGGTGTAAAAGGGGGCGAGGAACAGTACATTCCCCGCCCCCTCTCCAACGGAGGCACGCTATGCGATGGATTCTCGCGCTTGCGCTCGCGCTCGCGGTGTTGTCGACCAGCGCATACGCGCAGGGAGGCGGCCCGCTCGACGCAATCCCGTATGGCCAGGGTCCGGGCCGTAGCTTCGGTTTCTCCCCCTTTCTAACTCCGCGTTCGTATCCGCCAAATGTGACTTCTGGCCACGCGATCCCGTGGCTCGATAGCGACGCGCAGTTTGGGAATTCCTGGTCTCAATACCCACTTGGCTCTGTTGGTGGAACCCCTTTAACTCTCGGCAAAGCCCATAGCTCGATCGGAAGCGCGATTGCGGGGCAGATATTTAGCATCACCTTCACCTCGAGTGGGATCGCGGGGTCGCCAAAGACAAAGAGCGTAACAGCGGGTGCGGGGGATGACACGACGGCGGTTGCAACGAGGCTTTGCGCCGCCGTGAATGCAGATCCGGCGCTTCATGACACGTTTGGGTTGCCGATTCTATGTCAAGCTGAAGGGAATGGCTCGTTTAACCTCCAATATGCCTGGCAGTTCACAGCGGGGGGCGCGACGCCGCTAACAACCTCGACAACCGGGAGCACAGGCATTATTTCGTTGGCGGCGGAGTCGAGCGCGCTTGAGTCAACGATATTTCAGCTTGGACGTAACGTTGCGAACCGGGGCGCCCAAGTTGGCGATGGTATTTATTCGCTCGACTTTACCGGGCAGAACTCCTCTGGCCCCTTCTCAATCCACTATGGGCAGATAAGTGTTGCGGTTTCCGATCCAAATATTGCGTCGCCGAGGGGAAAGATGTATTTTACCACGGCTGGAGGATCGGAGGGATATTTCGATAAAGGCTTTACGTTGTTTGATGCGAGTGGAGTCGCGCCGGTCGGCGGGACTATAGGATTAGGAACTATCAATATCCCCTCCTCCGGCAGCTATTCAATCGACAACGCGGCCCGGGTGCGCCGCGACGTAACCAGCAAGCAGCTTTTGTTCGAGAATGCGGTGGCGGGCATAGGACTTATATCGCCTTTAGACATTGGCTTGGTTACGGCTACTGGAGTTCTCTACAACACGATTGGGGCACCGGCGGTACCCGCCTCGGGCGCGCAAGTGACGTGGGTCGGCGCGACCGACAAACGCTTTCACGATATGGCGTCGGATGGGAGTGTCGGGACTACCGTTAAGCCGGTAACGGCGACAGCGGGGCAGGTTGTGACGGGTCTGACGTCGACGGGGGATCTCATTAAAGCTCAGGTTACGCTGACGTTGCCTACGTTGCATGTCTTTACAACGGGGACGAACGCGGTATTCACAACCCCTGCGGGGGCGAAGTGGATGGAAGTCGCGTTGGTCGGGGCGGGAGGTGGCGGCGGAGGCGCGGGTCCGGGCGCGGGGAACGGCGCGGATGGCACACCGACTTGTGTGAACATCACGAGCCCGGCTTGTACGAGCCCGTTGTATGGGGCGAATGGCGGCGGCGGGGGCAAGAGCGATACATTCGGTGTGGGTGGTGGAATATTGGGAACGTGTGGGGATTTCCAAAATGGCGGGCATGGCGGGGCCGCCGCGAACACGGCGCTGACTATCGGAGGCATTGGAGGGCCGTCGCGGTGGAGTGGAGAGGGCGCGAACGGGATTCCGGGCTTCAATGGAGGCCACGCGACGGTCAATTCCGGGTCGGGGGCGGGCGGAGGTGGAGCGGGGCCGAGCCCGAATGCAGGTGGAGGTGGCGCGGGAGGAGGGTGGTGTTTTGCGCTTGTTCCAAATCCGGCCGCCTCATACTTCTACACCATAGGTACTGGGGGCGCGTTGGGAACTGCGGGAACGGGCGGCGGAACGGGCGGGATTGGCGGGGGCGGGAAGATCCAAATCATCGTCCACTATAACTAGGGGAGAGTATTGTGGGTTTAGAGGCCGGAACCTTCGTCAGCGATCTTGTAACCTCGAACCCGCTTGCCGGGGATAAGAAGAACGTTGGCGACGATCATCTTCGTTTAATCAAAACTGTGCTGAAGAATACGTTTCCGGGCGCGAATCGCCCCTACAGCACGCCGTTCGCGGTGGGGAAGAGCGATAGCTTTAACGTAACTGCGGCGGACGATGGAAAGCTCTTCGTCTGCGCTACTGCGGGCGCAGCGTTCGGGATTCTGCTCCCCGTTCCGGGCCCGTATAACGGGTTTATAATTCGCGTAGCAAAGACTACATTTGACGTTGGTCCAGTGTTCGTATCGACGGCTACAGGCCAAACTATTAACTCCTACGCGGCGATTCGCATCAGCGTACCGTTTGTGGAGCATACGTTCTTCTGGGACGGGAGTTTTTGGACCCGATTTAGCAACGAGGGTCCGCCAGGAGAGATTCTGTGGTGTGGGAGCCTGCCGGTTGGGTACGGAATCGCTAATGGGCAGTCGAATCCTCGGACGGCGTGCCCAGAGTTGTTTAGTGTATGGAGCACCATGTTTGGCGCCGTGGATGGGGCTAGTTTTAGCGCGCCGAATCTGCTAGACCGCTTCCCGATAGCGGCGGGCGCGAGCTTTCCTATAGGAAGTATTGGAGGCGTGGCGGCAGTGACGTTAACAGCGTCGCAGATTCCGTCGCATCAGCATACGGGAACTACAGACGGCAATAATCGCGGCCATACGCATCAGATTAATTCTATAAAAGGCGGGGCTAACACAACAACGGTGCAAGGCGGAGGTGGGGTGACGGCGGTAACAAATCCTCCGGGCACGACCCCGATAACTGAGGATGAGAGCCAAAACCACACGCATACTTTTACTACGGGTTCTATTGGCGGAGATGGCTCGCATACGAATATGCCGCCGTATTTTGGACTGCTTCCCGTGTTCCGGTTGTGTTGAGGTTAAAATGAACCGAAACGACGCGATAACGCGAATCCAAAACGGACTCGGCTTTGCCGAGCGGCAATTTGACACTATCGTGTTGAGGCTTCAGGAAGCCCAGCGGGATCTTGAGAGGGGAAAAACGTTGCCGAGATTTCTTCTTCAAGAGGATCAAACGTTTACGGTGCTTGCGGGCGAGCATAGCGCCCCGTTGCCGGCGGGATTCCTGCGTGTTGATGACGATAATCCTCCCCACTTTACGCCGAATCCGGTGTCGGGCCCCCAGTTTGTACAGCTTAAACGGAGCTACAAAGATACGTTTCGGGCAAACTTCTCATCGATTCGCAGCGGGCCGAAGGTTGCGGTTATCCGCAATACTTCGATTGATTTCATCGCGCCCTCGGATGCGGATTACACTTTTACATGGAGCTACTACAAAGCGGGGCTGCTTTTAGATTCCCCGATCGAGAATGAATGGTTGGCGGGTGCGCCGGAGTGGTTGATAGGTGAGGCCGGTTACCGCCTCGCGATGGATAATCGTGATAAGGACGCTGTGTCGTTATTCCAGGCCCTGATGACTAAAGGCCGGGCCGCGTGCTTAGGCGATATTATCGCGGATGAGGAGAGCGTCGGGCCACAGTATATGGGAATGGGGCTATAATGCGAACGAATCACGAGGACGGCAACATCTTCCGAATGCGACATTACGCCGGGAAGCGGCCGTGCGCGACGGTAGTTCTCACGGCCGACTTTACAATCCCTCTCAACGGCCCAGAGTCGTATATGTTTGTCCCGAGCGCGGGAAACCGTAACGTGAAGCTGCCCGCGCTAAGGGAGGAGTTCTCGCTCCTTATCGCGCATGTGGGGACGTCGAATAATATCAACGTTTTTGATGCGTCGAACGTGTTTCAGACCGCGCTTGGAATCAATGATGTTAAGCAGTTTTATTCGGGAAACTCCCGTTGGGTTTGGTTGAGTGGGAATTTCGCTCCTTCCGGCGGGGGCGGCGAGAGCACGGGGCTGTTGGATGAGCTTCGTGTTGTGACGGTGGCAGGGACGCAGGTTCTAGGCCCGACGGAGCCCGGGATACTTATCAACAAGCCCGCGCCGTCCCAGACGCCGGTAACGCTGCCGTTGTCGACGGCGAGAGCGGGGCGTCCGATTCGGTTTGCGGATTGGTCAAACACTACAAGCTCGCTGTTTCCGCTCATTGCGACTCCGAGCGGCACGGAGAGGATTATGAATCTCCCCGAATGGCGGTTTGAGGGCCTTGGATTCGGCGGCGTTATGCTATTCCCGAATACTACTCTGGGCGGCTACACTATCGGGGGCTAGAATGCGGACTTTGAGGGTCGATTTCCAACCTAGCGAGGCTGGGGAGGAATTTGAAGTTATTATAGAGCAGTTTGTAGATGGAAAGTGGAGGGATGTAGAAAAGCCTAAGGTTATTGGGAAGGAAGATCGGGTTTTATTTATGTTGGATTGGAATGAAAGGCTCGTTATCGGGGCGAAAGAGGCGCAGGGGAGCGTCGGGTACGATAAGGAGCAGAATGCGGCGGTTCCGAGAGAGGATTAGAGGATGACTGATATCGAGATTAACGATCTTTCAAGTATAGGCGTTATAAATGATGTTAAAGCGTACATGCTCGCCCCCGAGGCGTGGACGATGGCGCGGAATATGCGCTATCGCAACGGGGCTCCCGAGAGCCTCTTTGGTTGGGAACAGATATTCGGCACGCTGCCCGCGCCCCCGCACTTCGTAATGCCCGTATCGACTCAGTCGACGAATCTCTGGATCTGGGCGAGCCCGCAGAGCATTTTCGTCTACGACGGGAATACCCATAACGATATTTCGCGGAGCGTTGGGGGCCCGTACTCCGCTCCCCCGACGGAGAGTTGGAATGGGACGATTTTGGGCGGGATTCCGATATTTAACAACGGGTTGGATGTTCCGCAGTATCGTCCGAATATGAACGCGGGCACGCGGTTCGCGGATTTACCGAACTGGCCCACGGGCACGCGGGCGGAGGTTGTGCGGGCTTTTAGCCCGTATTTGATGGCCTTTAATATCACGGAGAACGGTATTTCGCGCCCGCATACGATTATAACCTCGCACCCGGCCGATCCAGGAAGCATACCGTCGTCGTGGGATTACACTGACCCGTCGAAAGATACGACGATTAAAGACCTCGATGACGTTAACAGCGGGGTGATTATCGACGCTTTACCGCTCGCGGGCACGATGTATGTTTATAAGGAAACAGCGACGTGGCGGGCAACGAAAATCGGCGGCAGGTTTATCTTCGATTGGAAGCCGCTATTCGAGACTTCCGGTATCTTGGCCCCGAGGTGCGTTGCGCTAACGGGCGACGGGACTAAGCATGTTGTTGTGACGCAAGACGATATGTTTTGGCACAACGGGATCGGGGGGCGGCAGGTTTCGATCATCGACAAGACGCAGCGAACGAAGCTCTTTGGTGAGATGGATACGGTTAATTTTGGAACCTCATTTCTATTCTGCAATCCCCTGAATACAGAAATGTGGTTCTGCTATCCAACTCAAGGCTCAACGCAACCAAACGCGGCGATGATTTGGAACTATGGCGAGGGCGGAGAGAGGGGAGTGATTAGCTTCGCGGATGGGATTACGTTTCGGAATGCGGCGATCGGGAGTATTGAGGGCGGCAATGATGAGATTTGGGACCAAGGGCAGGATACCTGGGACGAAGATACGGGACCGTGGTCGGAGTTCACGCGCCGCCGCGTGCTTTTAGCGTCGCCGGATTCGCAAAAGTTCTTTATGCTCGATCGGGGCGAGACGCGGGATGGGGTTAGCTTTGTACAGATCTTGCAGCGTGAGGGGATTTCGCTTATCGGGAGGTCACGAAAAGGGGAGTGGATTGTTGATTTCCAAAATCGCAAGATGCTTCAGCGGATTTGGCCGAAAATCGTCGGGGCTCCCGTTGCGGTGCGGATCGGGACGCAGGATCTTGTCGACGGCCCGATAACGTGGGGGCCAAGTGTGGCGTTCGACTCTAAAGCGCTTCGCGCCGCGATAAACGATCCGATGTCTGGCGCGGCGCTGGCGATTGAGTTTCAAACACTTTCGAAGTCTTGGAGGATCGACGGGTATAAACTCTCGATTGCGGTTCTAGGGCAATACTAATGCCTTATAATGCGAATGTTCCTTCTAAATTTGAAACGACCGAGGCACTTCAACAGTGGACGGTTGAGGAGCTTCAACGCTTATCGCTCGAGTTAAATGAGACGATCGCGGTCGAGCTGCGCCCCGTGGGTCAAGCGCCGTCGAAGCCAAGAGAGGGGATGATTGTTTCGGCGAATGGAACGACGTTCAACCCAACGGGCGAGGGTGCGGGGTCGTATGAGTGGATTGGGGGAGTATGGAGGAAACTCTTTAACTCTGGCGGTGGTGGAGGCGGGACGGTAGGTCCGCCGGGGCCTCAAGGCCCGCAAGGCCCTGCGGGGCCTACGGGACCGACTGGGCCAGCGGGCGCGGCAGGTCCGACGGGCCCAGCGGGGCCTATGGGAGCTACGGGCCCAGCGGGGTCAAATGGAGCTACGGGGGCGACGGGCGCAACGGGTGCGACGGGCTCGCAGGGACCGGCGGGAATTCAAGGCCCCCCGGGAGCTACCGGCGCTACGGGCGCGGTTGGGCCGCAGGGGCCTCCAGGAACGCCGGGCGGGGGCGCGAATACCGCGATCGGGGATTCACCGCCGGGAAGCCCACCTGTAGGCCAGCTCTGGTGGGAGAGCGATACAGGGCTGCTGTTTATTTGGTATGATGATGGGACGTCAGCACAATGGGTTCCGGCTGCGATAGGGACGCCCGGGACGCCCGGCATCCAGGGGCCTATAGGACCGGCGGGCGCGACGGGCGCGCAAGGCCCGGCGGGGATTCAGGGCGCAACTGGTGTCGCGGGGGCAACGGGCGCTCCGGGCGCCACGGGGGCTCCAGGCGCTACGGGCCCGGCGGGGCCTACGGGCGCTACGGGGCCTCCCGGACCAGCGGGCCCGGCGGGACCTCCCGGTCCTCCCGGGTCGGGCGGGAGTTCAAGCGGTGTCAACGTTAAGGACTTCGGGGCGCTCGGCAACGGGCTGCCGAATCTGCTTTCATCGCTCTACAGCACCCTTGCGGCCGCGCAAGCGGTTTATCCGAAGGCGACGTCGCTTAGCGACAGTGCAGATTGGTGCGCGATCCAGCAGGCTATCGATTATGCGGTTGAGAACAAAATCAGCAACGTCCTCATGCCGGATGGTTCATATTATATATCCGATACCATTCACGTTGGCTATGGTTTTATTAATGGAGGTAGTAATTTCTGCGGCGTAGTGTTGGAGGGGGTTGGTTACCACGCTGTCGCGGGGTTGCATAGTGGGACCGAGATCATTCCGATGTTCAAGGATCGTCCCGCTATCAATCTTCAAGGCGGCCGACAATCTGGAGTACGGAATCTCGCAATTTATGGCCAAGATTTGATCGGCGACGTGGGTCTCACCCAAACGTTAGCGTTTAGACGGAATAAAGCCAACTATATCCCAATCGGGTCGAAGGATGATCAGTTCCAACCGTATTGTGGGATAGCGGTGGATGGATATTCGGGCTACGCTACCATTCCCGCGAACCCGTACCCGGTTCCGCGCTACCCGGCATGGGCTAAAGGGGCGGGAATCGCGAACCCGTGGGCGGCGGCGCTGTCGTCGCAGTGGTTTGTTACGGGGTGTTTGATCGTCAATACCATGATCGGCATTGCGGTGCAGCCGTATCAGGACGGAAACGGCGACTTCGGTCATTTAACCAACTGTTCGGTGCAATCCTGCAAGGTCGGGATTGCGGTTGGGAATTCCCAAGCTCGAAATATGGATTTCACGAATATAACTATGGATGGCAATCATACTTGTATAGATACTAACAGCTACGGGCACGGGGTGGGGAATATTCAGGGAAATTGGCATAATATGTCCCTGAGCTATAACTATAGGCTGCTTCATGGGAGTGGGGGTTGGAGCGAGCCGCTGTTTATCACCAGTATGTATACCGAAGGGGGCATAATTATCGGCGATTTCCCTGGTGGCACTGTTACTTTTGAGAGCTGTTTGTTTTCTATGTGGGATTCGACGTCGTCGGGGTCTACGATTGTTGAGTGGTCGCAAGAGCCTATATATTATGGCCGAGCTGAGTTTAGGAAGTGTATTTTTAATCAGCGGACTATTTATCACTTTGCGGGCCCGAGTACGTTTCAGGATTGCACGTTCCAGGGATGGCCGGGCCCGCTTACATTGCCGGCGAATATGGATAAAGCTCTCGAGCTGTTTGGGCACGTTATAGTGGATGTGGATAATGATTCGCGCCCCGGGCCAAGTTTGTTCTCTGGTGTTAATGCGTTGACTATGCGAACGTATAATGGTACGCAGAATGTTGAACACGATGGCTATAATAGTAGCCGAGGCCGATCTATCTGGGGGGTTGGGCAGAAGGATAACACTTATAGCTATCTCTACGACATGGCCCCGATGGTTCGGTTTAACCTACAATCTGGTTCTATAGGGAGCTTGTCGGGCGTGACGCGCATACTAACCCCTGCGGGGGATATAGCGGGAACGTCCCGAGTAGGTGACGTGTTCTACACACTCGGGTACGCGCATTATTATACTAGTGCGGTTGACCCGGGCCCCGCGTTTGCAATGACGTTGAAAGCGTTGACGTGGTTTAAGATGGCGGTTGGGGGTGTGTATTCTATGTTCACCGGGGCGGATACGGATATTGTAGGGATTCCGTTAGATCCTACGTCCCTAGGTCCCTCCGCAACCTACTATCCGGTGGGGATTTTGGATCTTAGTCCGGCGTCGGAGAACGGGGCGGATACGCTGCCTCCACAGCCCGACGGGCTGTTTATGAAAACGACGGCGGGGTCGCCAACAATCAGCTTTATAAGCTACGCGGGGGATACGGAAACGGCGGCGAACCGGCCAACCGAGATTTTGGCTACGTCGAAGCCGCTGTGGACTGGTAGTGGGACGCGGGTTGGGGGGAATATTGCGCCGTTTCCCAAATATACTACTATTACCAACCTAACACCATCTGCGACCACGATCACTATGTCGCAGAACGCGCTTTCGAGCGGCGTGTGGCTCTACGGGCCGGGAATTAAGAGGATTCGGTGAGATGAGTTTTGATTTTCCATCGTCGCCCGCGGAGGGGCAGCAATTCACGCCGGTGGGGGGCGTGACGTATGTATTTCATACACCGAGGTGGATGGTTGTTGGGGGAACGGGCACGTCGACGGTTGCGTGGACGGATATTACGGGGAAGCCGAGTACGTTTCCGCCTACGTTGCCAATCACGGAGGGCGATGTTACAAATCTTGTGAGCGATTTGGGGTTGAAGGCGCCGCTGGCTTCGCCAACGTTTACGGGGGTCCCGGCTGCGCCGACAGCGGGCGCGGGCACGTCGACAACGCAGTTGGCGACTACAGCGTTTGTCGCGGCGGCCGTGGGCGGGGTCGCGGTATTCACAACGGAGGATGCACAAGACGCTACAGCGGCGCTTATTCAGAATGGAACGGGTATAACGTGGAGCTATAACGATGCGGCGGGCACGCTGACGCCGACCGTTACTGTATCGCCCGGGGCGCCGGGAGGAGCTAATACTCAGATCCAGTTTAACGATAGTAGTGTGTTTGGTGGAGACGCTGATCTGATATGGAATAAAACCACAAATCTGCTAACTGTGAATGGAAATATCTCGATTACAGGGGGGGCTGGTAATAGTTTAATGTCCAACAGTGCTATTCAAGGCTCTCTGTTTAGATGTACCGGAACTATTGCTTTTTTTGGTACAGAATTAACATCCGGCGTTGTCAACATCCGCCCTAACGGGGTTGCTAATTCTACAGGACAGCTTCAGGTTCAATCCAGCGGTGCGTTGGTGGTTGCGGGCCCTGTCAATTTGCCTGCTGATCCGGTGACGGCGTTACAAGCGGCGACTAGACAGTATGTTGATGCGGCGGTCGTGCCGCCCGCGACTGTGGCGCCTTTAATGGACGGCACTGCGGCGGTTGGAATAGCGACGAAGTACGCGCGAGAGGATCATAAACACCCTACGGATACGAGTCGCGAAGCAGCAATAACAGTCGGCACGACGGCGCAGTATTGGAGAGGGGATAAGAGCTTCCAGACTCTCGACAAAACGGCGGTTGGGCTTGGAAACGTCGATAATACGAGTGACGCGGCGAAGCCGGTATCGACGGCGGGAGCGGCGGCAGACGCGCTTCGCGTGTTGAAGGCCGGGGATGTGATGACGGGAGGGTTGAATATCACCGGGGTTTGGCCGACGGTGACGAATCGGCTTAGTATCGCGGTTGCGACGGTGGGGTCTAATCCGGGGCTAGGGAATGCGAATACGGGGATTGAGTTGGGCAATGTGGGAGGGGCGGCGGCGTTCTTTAGCCGCGACGTTGGGTTTGGGTCGGTTTTATTCCTTAACATCAACGGGGCGAGTACGATTTCGCAATTCGCGTGTAGCGGGACTACGGTGGGGAATATCACCATAACCACCACAACGACGGCGTATAATACCTCGTCGGATTTACGCCTTAAGGAGGATTTAAAGAGCTTTGATGCGGGAAATATTATCGATGAGACTGAGGTTTATGATTTCCAATGGAAGGAAACGGAGTCGCGGGCGTTTGGGGTGATTGCACAAGAGGCGGCGAAGGTGTACCCTCTCGCCGTGTCCTACGATGATAAGGAGGATAGATGGTATGTGGATTATTCGAAGTACGTGCCGGTGATCCTTCAAGAGTTGAAGGCGTTGCGGAAGCGGGTTATGGATCTGGAGGGAAAGGGATGAATTTGAACTTTGAGATGGGGCAAGGAACAAAGGGTTCTCCGCCCCATTATCACGCTGAACTCCTCACTCCCGAAACCTACGCTATCTATTGGCCTTCTATCGACGAACAACTGAACAACGTGCCGCATATCTGGGCTCCGTATTTTACGAAAGAGTTCCTGCGTTGCGCGGTGCTGAATAGGGAGTGTTTTGTATGGGGCGTTGGTACTGAAAGCGAGCTGCGCCTCATCGTCTATGGTAGAATTATTGAGTTTCCTGCGACCCGAATATTGCAGATCTTTTTAGCTCTCGGAAACGATCTCGATAACTGTTTACCGACGTTAACAGGGGCGTTGGAGAAGCTGGCGAATACTACGGAATGTGAATATTGCGAGATTATTGGAAGAATAGGCTGGGAAAGGAAGCTTTCCAACTTCGAGCGCGTAGCAGTAGTGTTGAGGAAGCCTCTCAAACATTTCAAGGTGCAATAAAATGTCAGGTGGATCAGGGCAGCAGCCAACACAGACGACACAATATCAGCTTAGTCCAGAACAGAGGCAGCTTATGGATATCGCGATGCCGGGGGTGAGGAACTTTGCGGCCTCGACCCCCCAGCGCTATCAGGGGTCACAGATCGCGGGCTTCACGCCCGAACAACAGCAGGGGCAGCAGATGGCTCTGGGCGCGGCGGCGCCTCAGGCACAGCTCGCGGCGGGCGGGGCGGCCGCGAGTAATAATATGCTAAGTTCGAATTTCCTTAACCCGGATACGAATCCTGCGGTTCAGGGGGCGATAAGTGCCGCAACTAGGCCGATTTACCAGAACCTAACAGAGCAAGCGCTCCCCGCGATACGGGGAGAGGCGGTGACGACGGGGAACTTTGGTGGGAACCGTCAGGGAATCGCGGAGGGGCTTGCGAGTAGAGGGGCGAGTCAAGCTGCGGGAGACACGGGGTCGAAGCTTGCGGAGGCGGCGTATGAGAATAACGTAAATGCCCAACTGAAAGCGATGGGGCTCTTGCCAACGGTGCAGAGTGCACAAGTTGCGCCCGCGATCACTACGAGCGGCGTGGGCGATGTGCGGCAGAATCTCGCGCAAGCCCAGCTTGGAGAGCAGGTGCAGAATTTCAATTGGGACCAAATGGCGCCATTCTTGCAATCGAAGGAGATCATGTCGTTGCTTCAAGGTCTCCCGGGCGGGGCTACAGTGTCGACGGGCAATACCCCGCAGGCGAACCCGGCGCTCCAGGCGCTCGGCGGTGCGGCGTCGGGAGCTGCGCTGGGGAGCGCACTTCTGCCGGGCGTTGGGACCGGGATCGGGGCGGCCGGTGGAGCCCTCTTACCTTTCCTCTTCAAATAAAGGAGCTACGCTATGGACCCCGAGCTTTTGAACAGATTGATGGGAATTTTCAATCCAATCTCGTCGGCACAGGCGCAGATGCTTGGGCCAACGGTAACACCGACGTTTGGCTCACCGCCGCCAGCCCCGGACTTAACACCCCCGCCGCCCGCGACTCCGGCTTCGCCAGTGCCGGGCGTGCCGACGCCGTCGAACCCGATGCAGGGCCCCGCTCCGCCGCAGGAGGCGTATAGGAGCGAACTGGCTCCGACGGTGGGGAGCGTGTTAGATCCAAAGCCCGCTGTAGCGGTGCCCGGGAGCGTGCCGCTCCCCGCTCCAAGACCAGCGGGTGCGCCGGGGCCGACGGACGTAACCGACGCGTCGGCGGCGACGAAGAAGCCTGGAACGGACGCGCTTTTGAAATCCCTTCAGGGGGTTCAGATACCGAAGCCGCCGGAGGCGCAGAAGATCACTACCCCGCACCCGCCCGCGCTGCGGCCGATACAGAGCAATCTCGCCGACTTGTTCGCGAGTCTGGGAATCTCCCCTCAACAAGCCGCTGGAGGATTGAAGCTCCCAGCATCGTTAGGGGCTGCGTTAGGAGGACGTTGAGATGGATCGTCGAACTTTGGGCGCGTTGTTAGAACCACAGGCCCCGCAAATGGGCGGGGGCGCTATGATGCCCCCAGGAGTCCCGCCTCCGGGCCCTATGCCTATGCCTATGCCGCAGATTGGACTTCAGGGCGGCGGTATCCCTCAGATAAGCGGAGGTACTCAAATTCCGCTCCCTTTCGGGGATCTGGGCCTAAGAGGAATGTATCAGGCCCCCCAAAGCGGAAACCCCGCTGAATACGGCGGAATGGTTGAGTTGAAGCGGAGATTCTGATGACGGACCCGGAGTCGCGGCGGAGGCTTGGCGAGCTTTTAGATCCTTTTACTAAGGCCCCGCCGGGGCAGGTAGAGGATCGAAGAAGTGAGCCGGGTTGGATGAAGCCGCCGTATTTGGGAACTCTCGATCTGGCTCCCTCGTTGGAGTATTATCTTTCGAATGAAGTAGCTCGGCGCACGCAGCCCCCGAGCCCGTTGGCGGTGCAGGGAGGGATACGAGATATCTCAGAGCCCCCGCCGCTAACTATGGAAGACATGTTGGGAATGTTAAGTTTGGCGCCGGGGATTCGGGGACCGAAGTAGAGGAGAACAGAGCATGGCGGGCATATCAGATCCTTTTACGCCCGGGCCTACGACAGACCCGACTGCGGGTGTTGATCCTTCGACTTATGATAATTTGCGAAGTCAATGGAGCAGCTTTATGGACAACCCGCAGGGGCGGGCCGCGCTGCTAAGTGCGGGAATTGCGTTGATGCAACCGCCCTCGTTTGGGGATACGGGAGCCGGGCAGATTGGACGGGCTATCGGGGCGGCGGGCCAGAGCGCTACAGCGAACCAAGCGATGGATATTCGGCAGAGCGAGGCGGAGTCGAAACAAGGGTTGCGGGAGGCGCAATCCACGCTCGCGGGCGCGAGAGCTGAGACGGCGGGCGCGAAGGCGTCGAGCGCTGCGGACCTGCTTCAATATCGCCGGGATAAAATGGCGCAAGATGCGCAGCTTCGCAAAATGGGGCTTACGATTCAAGCGCATAATTCATATAACCGCTTTAAAGAGCCGATTGAGAAGGCGAATCGGGAGGGTCCGCTACTCACGCCCGGTTATGTGCCGAAGCCGGTTCCTACGTTTGATGAGTTCCTAGCATCCACGCCAGCGTTCCGAGAGCTTGTTGGGGGAGCTGCCTCGGGTGGCGGAGCCGAGCCCCCGCCTGCGGCGGTATCGGATCTTAAAGCTAACCCGGCGCTTCGCGGGGCATTTGATGCGAAGTATGGAGCGGGCGCGGCGGCGCGAGCTTTGGGAGAATAGTGGTGGTAGCGAATTATTTTGATAAATACGACGAAACTTCGGCGGCGCCTGCGCCGCGAGATACGATTCCCCCCGTAGGGCGGGAGTTGCTCAATAATATTGCGGGTGGGGAAGCGCCAGATTATAACACAATTTACGGGGGGAGGAAATTTAGCGACTACACCGATCATCCTCGCGTTAACGTGCCGATAACTACGGGACCAAATGCGGGCCGAACGTCGTCGGCCGCAGGCCGATATCAGTTTATTGGGTCGACTTGGGATCAAGTTGCGAATGAGACAGGATTAACGGACTTTTCGCCGGATAGTCAAGACCAGGGCGCGTGGTATTTGGCGCAAAAGACTTACCAATCGAAGACGGGCCGCGATTTACAGAACGATCTCGAGAACGGCGGGCCTCAGGCGATGCAGCGGGCCTGGCGGGCGTTGTCGGGCGTGTGGACCTCG